TGTTCCTGTGTAAATGTATTTTCTGACATAATTATCCTCCCATTTAAAGTCTGTCGACTATTTTCTATCCAGATGTTTAATGTCCCTCAGTACGACAAATAAAAAAGAGCAGTACAAAACTACTCTTTTGCTTTTTCATAATGATTTATTACTATCCATCTTTCATATATTATCAATTATACCTTCATTTTCATTATTTTCAAAATCTTCTTTTGAAGTTTCATTAACTAAATCTGAATCCGCATATTCATAAGGTACTGTAGTACTTCTACAATGCGGGTGCATTGGCGGATAATTTTCTCCTTCCATAGCATTTTCCGTTTTAAATATTTCACCATTAAGACTAGCACAAGTATGGCTTGTCCTACTATCCAGTACTGCTAAAAACTCATACTTAACAACTCCAGCATCTTTATATCCTGCAAGTGTCGCTTGATTTTGTATGTGATTAGTTTCAGTTCTTACTAATCTCTCAGCATTTCTATAGCTAGTCTCAAACTTCTTGGCTATATTTTGTGACATAGTTTTATAGTTGATACCTCTATTTAGCCCTACAATTACTTCTTTTTTTATCGCTTTTGCTAAATTATCAGTATTATTCCATATTCTACTTGAATAGTTAGCCCCGCTCCATTCGTTCTCCAGAGCTTTCTTTACTACACTACTGCTGATTACTCCTTTTTTTAATTTTAAATCCTCAGTGAGTGAGGTATAAGTATCTTTATATACCTCGGTTAATGTATCTGTCACTTTATTATTGATTTTCTCCCCAGCCTGTATAAGTTCATAGTCGATACCAGCTTTCAAGCTGTCCAGTCGACTGATACGGCTCCTATATGCCAGTGTTTCAAGTTCAATTGACAGTTTTCTAAATTCAACAGGATTAGTTTTTTTCAGCTTTTCAATTTTCTTTACGTATTTTTCTATATCATATCGCCATTGTTTATATTCAGTGCCACGAAGCAGTGTGTTAGCTTGGATTTTGTCAACACCTAACTTTTTTACTTCATTCTGATATCTAGCATATAACTGGGCTATTTTACTCTCTATTTCTTTTTTACTTTCACGAAGTATTTTTACATATTCTCTGTATGCTTTTGTACCTTTGTTAAACGATAACTCTTCTCGTGCAAGTTGCCTTTTTTCCCAATATTCTTTATTCTTGTTTTTCATCTATTTTTTCCTGTTCGTTTACTAACCCTTTATATTCCAACGGTTGCTCAATTTGATTTTCTTTTTCAATCTTTTTCAATTCCGCTTCCGTATCTTCAACAAAAGGTAGTAGTGATATTAAACTTTCCTGTGATACAACACCCTGTAAATTTGTTATCACATTGGAAAGCTCAACCAAATTTTCAGGAGTATTTCTTGTAAATATTTTCTGTATATCCAGCGGTACGAGATTCAAATTGAAATAGTCTAAAATTAATTCCAACCTTTCGTTCAATGCTTTTTTAAAGTACATTTCTTTTTGTGCTGATAACTGCTCCAGTGCTAACAGTTTATACCCTAAAGCAACCCCTGAACTGTTCCCTGCAAACTGTTCATCTTGCATATCAGGTATAAAAGAAAATTTATGTATGTCCTGATTTAATCTATTTTTATTGTTTTGGGAATATGTATCATTTACATTTTTTATCAGCCATTTAGCATCTCCATTTTCTCCCAAAAGCATTACTTTATTCTTTTTCAGGCTTTTTATATCTTCTTCATCCGTTCCCTGCATATTAGTCAACACGAGAATTGCGTCTGTAAAATCTTTCATGTCGTCTAATGAAGTCGACACTGCCTCGTTATACCCATCAATCAATGTGATTACTTTTTCAAAGTCTCCCAGTTTCCGCTTATTATTAGCAAATTCAATCAAAGGCACTCTGTTAAATCCATGCAGTCTGGTTTCTCCCTGTGCCTGAGGTGTCAATATTACCCCTTTATAATCCATGACAGAAGTAAATGTATTGACAGTTACAGTTTTGTTGTCATAAATCTCTAATATATAATTATACTCGTTATTTTCGTTTTTCTCTCTACTCCAACGGACTGCGTATTTGATATTTTTGTCTATCGTATTATCCCTGATAACAAATACATCACGTGGATCTAAAACCTTAAAGTTTATCGTATTATCTATATTTTTATACCATAATTCGTATGAACATCCGAAAATCGAACAGTTTTCAGCGTGTTCAAAGTTGCATTGCTGTTCTTCCTCCGTAGCTAAATATTTTCCAACCATCTCATATTCATTTATCAGATTTTCCTTTAACAGCTTATAATTTATGTTTTTCCCGATGAAATATGCCGTAGCTATTGTTGTTATGTAACTTGGAAAATTATGAATAAGCTTACTATCCTGTTTTTCTTTCAGCCTGTCCTGTTTTTCCAGTATTTTATGTTTCCCTGTATAATAATCTTCCAGTTTCTGCAATCTCACTAAATCTTTCACTAAAAAGTCCCATAGTGCTTTTTCCAATACTGTTATTTGCACCTATCTCACCCCCAATATATTTTTATTAATCGTAGTCATTCGGTTATTTCTCATATAATCCTCAAGTGCATATCTCATGGCATCCATTAAATGATTAAAATCATCTATCGGCTTATTTACTGCTTTTCCAAATTTATCCTTATCCCAGCTGTAATTACTTATTTCTGTTAAGAAATTTACACATCTTGGGTGGATAAAAATTTTAAAATCTTGAATAAATTGTATTCCCGCGTTAATGCTATCTTTACCTTTTTTAGATGGTTTGATTCTGTAAAGCCCTAAACCTCTTAAATGTTCTATGCTCTTGGGTTCCTCACTGTCAGCAACTATGATTTCTTTTTTGAAACCAAGTTTTTCTATATTTCTGTAAATAGCCGTGTTTTGCAATCTCTTTTGATATATCTCATCAAAAACATAAATTTCTTTCTGTTCCTGGTCTAATATCCCACAAAAAAAAGCAGCAGGGTCATTGGAATATCCAAAATCTAGCCCAAATACTGCTTTTGCTTTTTGTCTTTTATTTAAGATTTCTCTCCAATCAAATTCCAACTCTCTCCAATTTTCATAAACAAGCCCTTCAACAATTCCCCAGTTACCAAGTCCAGCCACCTGATACCGTCTGGGGTTATTCTTTTTCATATCCTCAAACAGTTTCTTATCACTATCGTCAAGCCATTCATTGCACATATAGTTTGTTGTCTTTGCCATTACGTTATCGTCTTCAACGTCAAAAAATCTTTTCTTTATCCAGTGTCTTTCGTTCCAAGGATTGAACGTGAGCGTAATCTGCTTATACAAAGGCTCTTCAATTTTACCCCTAATACTTTCATCCAACATATTAAACGCAGCTTCATCTGTCAGCTCATATGCTTCCTCTACCCAGCAAAAACATAATTGTCCAACTGAAACTGAAATAGATGTAATTTTCAGAGGATCATCGAAACCTCTAAATAAAATCTTTTGTCCAGTAGGTTTATATGTTATTTCAAGTGGACTTTCTTTAAATTCCCAGTAACCATCCACTTTAAATCTATGTATCGCCCATTTTAAATCTGAATAGCAACTGTCTTTTAAAGTTCTAAATACTTTTCTTACAACAAGAGTATTCGCGTTTTTATATTTCATCATATTGTAGACTATCCATAATGCCGTTGTCTTGCTTTTTTTACTCGCTCGGCTACCTTTACAGATTCTGTATCTGCCTTTGAAGTTCCAGAAATCTTTATACCCTTTTCCGACTACGTCAGGCAATCTGACCTTTTTACTCTTCAAGTTCGTCTTCACCCACAATCATAACCGGAACAACTCCGTCAACCTCAATTTTATCTGTGAATAACCTATATCGTTTGCCAAGCAGTTCTGCTGCTTTTAACCTATCTTTTAAATCTACATTTTTAATTATTTTTTCTGTTGCTGATTTTCCAAATCCTCCCACTACAACTTCTTCAGTTACTTCTCCTCTTAGAGTTGCTGTTAAGAACTCAAGTATTTCTTCTGCTTTGGCTATTCTATTATTGGTACGTTCTTCTGTTATTTTTCTTATATATTTAGAAATATTAGTATTTTTTAGTAATTTATCAGCATTTACTCCTGCATACTTTTCTTTATAACCAGCCTTTATCGCGGATTCAGTAGCATTTCCACTAGCTACATAAAATTCACAAAAAGACTTCTGTCTTGCATTTAATTTCAATGCTACCACCTCCTTCTGTAACAAAAAAAGACAGTCTTTAAACTGCCTTATGCTTATATAAAATCAAGAATTCAATGACAAGTACTCAACTCATACTCTTTCATCTTGACATATTATAACATATTGAAAATTATATACAATATCAAAAAAGTATCATTTTTCAATTTAATATATTTTTTATTACATCATCTGAAAATATAACCAGCTGTAACTGCCTAATCATTTTATTTTTATATCTCTTCGCAGTTATAACGCTTATATTTAATTTTTCAGATATATGCTCAAATGTTAAATCATCAAAATATTTCATCTCGATTATTTTGTAATACTTGTCATTCTTAATTGTATCCAAAGCCCTTTCAACCATATTAACCACATTTTCTATCCTTGCGATTTCTTCCTGTAATTTCTCTATCTTGTTTTCGACCTTTTCCAGTTCGGATAAATACACCTTGCTAGCCTGTACATTAACTTCTGTTTTCTTTTTCTGAATTGATATACCCTCTTTCTTCAAATCCTCTATAAGCATATTTTTAGAATCAATAGCACCTTTCAGTAACGACAGTTCAGACAATAATTTTTCTGTCTTTTGGAATGGTGTTAGTTGTTTTTCTGCCTTTATCTCTTTTTCGTTTTTCATTCTTTCTATTATTTTGTCTGCTATTCTGTCTATGTCTTTTTCGTTCATTTAATTTTATTTTCCTTTCCGTTTTTATTTTTTTTTCCACAAAAAAAGACCATTTTTATTTGGTCTTTGTTGATTTTCTTTGTTTTTTGAACGTTTTTATAATTGTTGCACATATATCTATTATTTCGTCTATAAGATAAAAAATATCTTTAAAGTTTTCGTAGTAAGGTTCTTTGTTTTGTTCAAGAATTATCTTTTTGCCTTTTATCTCTAATTCCATATTTTCCCCTTTGTTTTTACCATTATTATGTATTGTATTTCGCATTTTACTTCCAAAATCTAAAATTTCTTTATCTTTTTTTATATTTCTATTTTTGTCATAATCTAATTTTATTGTTTTAAAAATATAATTTATTTTATCAGAAAACGATACAAATTGTTTTTTTGTAAACTTTTCCTTGTTTTTTGATATTTCTGATAAAATTTGTTCAGAATTTTCAAAACCATTCAAACTTTCTTTTAATATTTTTTCTATTTTTTTCCAATTACTTTCTTTTAGTTCGTTTTTTATTTTTTCATCAATTGTGGTACATAACAAAGTTATTGTATTTTCAAAGTCTGACCAAAAATTAATAAAAAAATCATATAAAAAACTTGTAAATAATTCGTTAAAATGATTAGAGCTTAAACTACTTATGTACCTACTTAAACAAGCACTTTTTATTTCGCTGTGATTCTCTTTTTGAAACACTGCTATACTCAAAGGTATTAATAATTTGTTCTCGTTTGATTGTGCCATCTCTTCTTTTATCATATAATATAAAAATTTTGCGAATGTACTCTGAATATTTTTTAAAAAATTTTTTAAATCTTCATCTTCTTGGGTTTCAATTGCATCATTTATAACTGATACATATGCAAAAAGTTTTTTTATCCATTCAAAATAATAACAATCATAAATATATTTTTCTTTATTATATTCAAATTTAAAACGTTTTTCCATAAACTTCTCCTAAAATATAATAATATTATTATACCTTAAAACCAAAAATATTCAACTGTCATTGTCCTAATTTCCAAAACTTTTTTTAAAAATCACATTTCTTCAACTTGTGATTCTCTTCTATGTCCTCATACTTCATTATTGGCGATACCTCATATATACTGCCATTTTCAAATTTCAGATATATTTTTTTACTTATTTTAGATTTTAACTTTTTAACAACTTTATATTGCTTGCATTCTTGCCGAAACTTCTCGTAATATGTACTACAACTTATAGTTATTACCAAAAGTCCTGCTAATAATAATTTTTTCATTTCTCCTCCTTAAATGCTTTAAAATGCCCCTTATATATTTTCTTCAATTCCTTAACTTCTTCATCTGTCTTTATTTCAAAAGGCTCTATATTCAACTCTTTAAGTTTTTCCATTAATTTGTTTCTACCTCCACCAACTCCATGATCCACTCCTATATGCCACTCTGCTGACAAAGGTAAATAACTATTTCCTATCCCTTTGTCATATTTGTAGCCTCCTAATGCTCCAGCACTTTTTGAAATATGTGCTAATTGTGCATTTGGCTTTCCTGTAATAACACATATTTTCTTTTTTAACATCCAGTACACCCAGTTCCTATTTTCCTGTTGTCTGTATAGTTCGTGTATTTCCTGCCACATATCAATATCATTCTGCAAAAAATAATCAAATAAGAAATTAGTAAATGCCACAGCTTCGACATTACTCATTAATTTAAGTGCCAAGCTAAAAGTATCATTCAGTTTGATAAATAACATTTGAATTTCATCGGTTACAAAATCCATTAATTCTTGTCAATTATGTTTCCGATTCTGTCTTTCAGCTTACTCTCCATATTTCTAAAAGGCTCATATCCCTTTATATTCTTGCCACTATGCCTAATATAAAGTTTTTTCAAGTCTTCCTTCGCCTTATAGAGAAAATAATCAGAAATGGCAGGCTTTTGCTTGCTAGTCTGCCAATTTATGTCTACGCCTTTCATCTTGTAAGCATAGCAGTCTATGAACCAGTAAATTAATTTTTGGTTTTCCCTACTCATTCTTTTAGACATTTCTTTTTAGCCTTTCTTTTCTTGATAAATTTAATACCCTTAAATAAATTGGCATTAAGTTTTGCAAACTCAAAATCACGGTTGTTCATTTCTGTATTGCACAATATCTTTTCTTTTATTCTTTTGAATGTTTTCTCTTTTTCATCCATCTCAATTCCTCAATTCTGCTTTTTCTATCCAGTTCTGAACATACAGTAAGGCATTTTTCAAATCTTTTCTCTTCACATCACGGTAACTCGCAACTCCAAATCTGTCTTTCAAATCTCTGTATATTGCTGAAAACATTAATTTTCTTTCTGCATCTACTACGTCAAGTCTTTGATAAACTCTTATCGAAACTGCTTTTTGTAATTTTCTTTGTTCTGTGTGGTCTATTCTTATCTCGTTGTCAACTTTGTTTTCCACGATGTCAATTCTATGCTTGACACTTTTCATTTCGTTTGCCTGCAATATGATCATATCTTCTACTGTCATTGGTTTTTGAAGCTGTTCAATCTTTTCAATAAGTCTAAATCTTGTTTCAGCATTATATCTTGCCCCAAGTTGCAACACTCCTTTGTAATTCAAGTTAAACATTGGATATTTTTGCCTATTCTGTTCATTCACATAATAGGTCTCCTGAAAAATTAGGAGACCCCTTTCCGCTCCTAATTTACTGATTTCATCTCTGATATCACTTAAAATATTGTCGTGCCTTTTTCCTGTTATCTCTGCCACTTCCAAACTTGTCAACGTGTTTCTGATTTCTACATTCATTAATTCATTCATTAATGTTCCTCCTATTTTTTATTTAATAAACTGTTTTAAATTCGGTCTAAAATAATTAGCACCTTTCAATATTTTTCCGTCTTCCCTGAAAATTGCTTTTCCATTTTCAAGTTTTGACATATTGCTTCTGTGGACTTCCTCGAATGCATCCATAATTAGCTCATCATTAAACCAAGTTCTTTGTTTGTAATAATCAATTACAAAAAACTGGTTGCCGTATGCCTCTAGTTCAAGTGTTGTGCCTATCGCTATATAATACATATCACAAATAGCATCTAATTTCTCTACATCTGTTTCAGCTTCCAAAAATTCCTTTAGTTCCTCATCAAACAATCTATTTCTTAATTTCATCCGCTCAATGCTTGTTGCTCTATATACTTCCTTGTTCAGATATTTCTCTTGTCCAAAAGCCACATAGAACTCCTTGACAAGTTTTTTCATTTTCTCCAAATATCTTATATCCATTTTTCTTAAATCTAATATTTCTGCATTTACCATTTTTTAATTCCCTCTCTCTAAAATTTCAATATAAACCTTATCCTTGCCATACCCCTTTATCTTATGCACAGCCAGGTCGTCTATAAGTTCGTCATCTTCAATCACAATTCCTTTAAGACTATCTAGAATAGCTTTATTGTAATTGTCTATATCCCTTTTGGCTCTGGTTTTAAAATACAGCCATATTTCAACCTTGAGTCGTTTTTTTGTTGGCTCGCCTTTATACTGCTTTTTCAATTCATAAGCAGCTATTTCTTCAAATTCTTTCCCTCTTTTTGATTTATACCGTCCTCTGTGTTTATTTATCCACAAGGAATTTACAGACGGTGGCATTGTGGATAATTCCAGTTTAATCACCGTAAATTACCTCATGTACCTTCAGAATTTTTAAAGGCTCTTCAATTTTCCAGGGGCATTTAATATCAGCAATTAAAGTTGTACCCTTGCTGAACTTGTAATATCCCTCTTGCACATCGTTCCAGAACCTGTCATCTGCAATTTCTGTATTTCCATACAAGTCCTCGTTATGATACAGTTTCCAGCCTTTGCGGCTATTAAAATCTATCGCTGTAATCCTTACTCTCGCTTTTTCTTTTAGCATTTATTTCCTCCTGATTTTATAATTTCATAAACACAAGCCAATGTGTCTTAGCTCTTTTATTTCCAAAAAGTGGTTTGTATTTTATTGTGGACAAAACATCTTTTAACTTGATTTGTTCTTCGTTCCATTTGAAAATTAATGTTCCGTTTGGTTTTAATACCCTCATACATTCATTAAATCCTTGTTCTATGTCATTTTTCCAAGTTTCAGAATTTAATTTTCCATATTTCTTGGCTATCCACGAGTTTTCTCCTGCTCTTACCAAATGTGGTGGATCAAATACAACTAGATAAAAACTTTCATCTGGAAATGGTATTTGTCTAAAGTCGGCCACAATGTCAGGACTTACTTTCAAACTTCGTCCATCGCATAGCGTGTCCTCAAATTCCCTGTTATCCATAAAAACTGTATTTTCATTTTCTCTATCAAACCAGAACATTCTTGATCCGCAGCATACATCAATTATTTTCTTTTCTTCCTGTAATTTTTGCATTTATCCTCCTATCCAAATATTTCTTCAAAAATTTCTTTGTTTACATCCGCTCTTCGACTTTCCCAGTTAAATTTAATGCCTTGACAATTCTTTTTAAGTCTGTCGTATACAGCTGCAGACCCTAATGTATCTGTATATTCCTGCATTTGTTCGGTATCTAAGTTAGTCGATATTATCAAGCATTTTTGACTTTCTTCAAAAAAATTAAATACTTCAAACAAATTACTTTTCCCCCAGCCTTCATTGATATATTCCTTACCCATATCATCTATGATAATCAAATCAGACTCCTTAAATGCCTTGTACATTTCAATTTCAATTTTTGAATCCTTAAATCCCTCCCATATTTGTTTCATTATCTGTTTTATCGAAGTTCTTAAAACTCTATATCCTCGTTTTTCAAGTTCGTTGAATACGCATAAACTGTAATATGTTTTTCCAGCTCCTACTTTACCGTACATATATATACCTATGCCGTGTTTTAGTGCTTTGTCAAACTTTTTACAATAATCTTGGATTTGTTTTTTTATTTCTGCCTCTTCTTGACATAACACTTTTGCATTTTCAAAAGTACATTTATCATAATATACAGGCAATTTCAACAATCGTCGGAATCCAACACTCTTTTCTTTAGGGAATTTATAAGCATTAACTGTTTTGCTAAAATTCAAGGTCGTAGTTTGGTTTTCTTTGCTTGTTTGTAGTTTTATTGTCTTTTGTTTTACCATTTCTGCTATTGTTTCCATTGTTATTTCCTCCCTGTTTTTTATCTAGCGGAAAAATATCTTTCCAGCTGTTTATAGTCGATTTATTTAA